TGCTGTCCGCATACCCGGCAAACGCACCCTCTTTTTTTACTGCATACATGGCATCACCCCGAATTTCTCAAAATAGATCTGTTTCAACCGTTCCGTGCTGGCTGTTCTCAACCGGTTCTTCCAATAGCCGTTCTCCTGTCCCGGCCACAGCTCATCTACAAAGTCCTCGCCGCATCCATGCTTCTCATACCATCGGTAGAGTTTGTCCAACATATCCTGCCGGTATTTGCCCTCGTCGGTCAGTGGTCGAAAATGATTCCAACCGTTTTCACTCGTCGCACAGCATATCGGCTTGCCATCCAGATAGAGGAATTTTTCATGCTCCTGCAAAATCGTGCCGAACGGAATATTGATCTCCCCGGAAATGCTTTTTCCTTTGAACCGTTTGTATGTGATGTAGTTCATAATGCCTCCCTATACGCAAAAGCCAGGTGCGAAGCCGAGGGAATAGGTCGCGAGGTCGTGGAAAATTATGGCGTTTGCAGCCACGCCCACAAAGTGACCGGGTAAGGCCAGGTCCAGAGAACGGGACCACCCATCAGCAGCGGTACTTGTTCCGTCGTGCTTGTACTTAATTTTGCTATTCCCGGCAGAATAATAGGCGTACTGTGCTTGCTTGTTCGCCTCGTTCGGGTTGGCGGAAGAAATGCTGCCGAAAACCTCAAATTCCGAGAGGAGGAAAAAGTAATCTGTTGTCGCTGTCACCGCGCTTGCGTCGCTGCTGGCACCTGTATTGTCCGTGTACTTTGTAACGGACTTGATGATGGCACGGAGCGCCGCCGGAATGACTGCAATAATAGTTCCGGAATAGCTCGCGAGGCTCGTCCCGCAAATATTTGTTCGCATTTGCGACGAGTTCCATCCGCCGGAGCTTGTTATGCTGCTGTTCATGGAAAAATAGCCCGTCTCGGATACTTTCGAATTATATTTGCTGTCGCATAGGCAAATGTCCGTACCGCCGGAGAGCGCGGTCTTTGCAAGCTGAAAATGGATGCGGTTTGTTCCCTCCAGCTCTTGATTGTGATTGAATCCAATGATAAATGCGTATGTTGTGTAATTCGATAGTGTAAGATGTCCAACCGTGCCGTTCAATGTGACTTCCTTACGGTCACCAATGCTCCAATAGTTCGCGCCTATTCCAGCATCAGAAATGCCACGAATTTTTTCCCATGAATTATCATTCAATATTGTAGATGCAAATGCCAGTACCGTATCATACGAAGATACAACATTCACGATATTACTATCGCTTGTTGCTCCACCTAAAGTTGCACTAACCGTCCATTCTCCTTCTTCAGGCACAGTAAGTGTACAAGAATTGTTGACAGATGTACCACTCACAGACAGACTCCCTTTTGTAGCGGTAACAGTTGCTCCCGAGGTCACAGACACGATGATTTGTAGCTCTGTACCGGTCTGAATGGACTGAATGGCTGTTACAAATCCGTCCGGATATACAAGCAAATCCGATGTGCCGCCTTTCTCCCGGATAGCTGCTGCAACCTTTGTCAGGTCGGTTGTGTTTGTCAAATATTCAGCCATCAGAAGCTACCTCCATTCGCGTTTGCAATCTCCGCAGCTGCCCATGCGCCGTTGACCACACGCAGGAATTTTCCATTGTCAGCGGTGGTGACATTCGGAAGCTCTTTTGGTGGAGAAGGAATATTGGTTAATTTTGAACCATCACCAATAAATTTTTCAGCAGTTACATTAGCTGGGAACGTTGCGTTTTGTTGATAATCGTATGAATACAGATGCCCCGTAGCTGATAGCTTGCTTGGATTAACATAGTTAGTAATCCCATTTAATATTAGATTTTGAACGTATGGCCTGCCTTGATAACTACTAGAAGTACTGGTTGAAAAAGTAAACCGTAATACTCCAACATTAGAAATCTGGTTTAATGAATACGCCCCAAAATTATTCGAATAAGGTATTGAGTTCCATCCACTATTCCCAGAAACATTATATAGGCCTACAACAGTGAATGTTTCTTGGTCGCCAATGGTGGCCGACTCGATTTTAACAAAATCATTGGCGCTACCACTTGTTGCAAATTCAATCAATATCTTTCTTAGGGATGTATATACGCCACAAGTCCAAGCATTAACAGTTATGCGCAACATATCATCCGCAGTTACTATTTGCGAAGATTCTGTTTTTTTGCCATAATACAATCCAACAGTAGAAATACCAGATATTAGATTAATTTTGGTTTCCTCTGTGGCGTCATAATTTACCCATGTTGCCCCACCATCATTTGTATATTCAACGGTGATTCCTTGTGGTTTGCATAACGCAAATTTATTGCCTCCGATGACTGATACCATTGCCGCATCCGTTGGAGATACTTCGCCATGAAGATTTTTGCCACCCCACAAGACATCATTGTCGTGAACAGTTTGCTCAGGATGCACATGATCCCCTCTGGCATACGCGCTTTCCGAACCAGCCGACGCCGTCCCCGGCGCTTTCGGGGTGGTGGCGGAGGGTTGCGGTTTGCTTCCCCATGCGGCCTTGTTGTTCTGGACGTCAGACACCGCCTGATCGATCTCTGCGCCGGTGTGCGCGCTATTGTATTGGTCTGCCATAAAATCACTCCTTCATGCAGAGAAATTCCTTGCCGTCTGCCGTCAGCATGGTCTTGGTCGTGCCGGACGGCACAAAACCATAGTTATCATTCCAGCTTCCGTCCGCGCCCTGTGCGTAGAGGGAGATTCGATATTCTCCATCACCGCTCAAGAGAAAATCGTCGTAGACCTCAAAGGTTCGCTCCGCCCCCGCAGGGGTCTGGGAAAAGGACGCAATGAGCGCCCCTTTCCCTCGCCCCCAGTCCTCGCCGGTCTTCGTCGCGCGGCACTCGAATGCCTGATATGCGATGTCCGATGAGAATTTGACGGTGATGGAATCGAAACCCGAGACTGCCGAGATTTTATTCCCCGTGATGGTGAACGTCAGTCCCGGCGCGGCCATTATGCCACGCTCCAAGTCCCGGCGGCATTCTTGACAAAGACCTTGATGATCTTCGTGCCGTCGCCGGAGGATGCCGTCGCAAGGTCGGCGCCCTTGATGGTGACATCAATCGCCGTGGCCTTCTTGTAGCCGCCCTTGCTGCCGGAGGTGTTTGTGGAGCCGCCAGTGGTCGGGATCTGCGTACCGGCGTCGTGGAGGCTGCTGGTGCTCGGAACAACACGCACCGTGTATTCCTCGAAGTCCACGTCGCAGGTGAAGGAGAACGCGCAGGTGTCGAAGCCGGAGACTTTGGAAATCCTGGTCTTATCGGGACCAGTGATTGTGATCACCGGAACTGCCGTATTGACCGTGATAGACGCTGTGACCGCAGCCGTTTCGTTGCCGACGTCATCCCGCACCTTGATATGTACGGTTTTCAGACCATCGCCTTCCGTCAGAACGATAGACTTGCTGGCCGCGAAGGTTTCCCACGATGCGTCCTCTTCCGTTGTAGCCGCCTTGATGCCCCAGAGCTTCATCTGGTAGCCGGTCTTGGTTTCATCCGTCAGCGTGATCGTTGCGGTGACGGTGTTGCTGGTTGCATACGTCGCGCCGTTGTTGAGCTTTAAGGCAAGCCCAGCCGGTGCCAACGTATCAAGAATTAGATTGAAAAAACTTGCCATAGGTTATGCCCCTTTCTTTTCGCTCAGTTCGATGTATAAATATCCGCCCGGGCGGGTATAGATGGATTCTTCGCCGATGCAGGCATTCTTGATGCCCATCTCGCCGACAAACAACTCCTTGAGCTGTTCTTCTCCGACTGTGATCATTCCGTCACCCCCGAATCAGATACAGTGTCTTTGCGTCCTTGACGGCCAGCGCGTCATATTCCGCCCGATCGAGGACTACAATGGTGTTGATCTGCGCAGATGAGACGTTGCCGCCGCCACTGCCGCCGGGTGACACCCGCAAGGGCGGCAGGCTGAATTGGATGCTCGGCTTCCCGCCAATGTCAAAGTGGATCATCACAGCACCACCTTACTGATGGAATCGCTCACGCGGATGCTCTCAATGCTGGTACCGATGACAACCGGCTCCGCGCCGGTAAACTTGATGCGGATCTGAACGGCCTGAGAAGCGCTTTTGAACTGAAAGGTTTCCTCCTGCGTCAGAGGGAACAGGAAGTTTCCGTCTGTGTCCGTCGTGACCTCGCCGGGATAGATTTTGCGCAGCTTCCCAACGATGAACTCGATCATCTCAATCTTGGATAGGTCGAGCGGAGCGCCGTCCTGCGTCCCAGTAAATACAATGGCGTACTGGTCGCCCTGCATGATTTTTAGGCTCATTCTTCCGCCTCCAATTCGATTAGGCCTCTCAGGAGGCACAAGTCCTGATAACTGAGCTTCACATTCTCATCAACGGGGATCTTGACAGGCTCGATCTCGTCCGCGACCTCAACGTCGATGACTTCCTGCATCTTCTTCCGGTACTCGTCGATTTTGTCATCATCGACGCGCCATCCCGTATCGATCTCGTGGCCCATCGACTTCACAAGATGGGCCTGACGCTCGTTGTAAAACGTCAGAACATGGTCGAGCGAGTCCATGAGCTTGCTGACCTTGTAAAGCGTTCGCGGCCTCATGTCTGCCGCCGCGACCTTCCGCAACGCGGGCATTGCCGAAACGATATTCCCGATTTTCATATTCCACCTCCTATGGGCGCAGATATTGGATTATCTTATTGATGGCGCTTTTCATGCTATATTCGTGGTTCGCGAATTTTGTGGCTCGAATCGCCTCACCTTTTTTGGGCTCGACGTTTTGATCGTATGGCTCTGCTCCATCCAGCCCAAGTACACACAGCAACGTGCGCCAAAGATTGCTCCACAAAAGACTGATATCTCTATAAGTTATCACATCGCCTGGGGAAACATCAGGGAGCGTACTACTCGACCACCATATCCTTCCCAAATCGCCATTAAGCAAATCTACAACTTTTTTTATTGCGCTCGCTTTCAAATTTGATGGAAGTTCGCCTTCCTTTATCTTTGCTGCATCATCGTCTGTCCAGCTAAAATCAGCGACATATTTCCTGTTCACAAAATACAATGTAATTTTCCCATCGTCAGGGAAAGCGAATGTATCTGGGCCAAAGTGAGTCCACGGAATGCCGGATATTGTTGCTCTGCAATTTCGCAACGCATACGTTGTCCCATACGTTTTATAGGCCAGTGTTTCAGCGGGAACAATACTAGAACCCGATATTTCCTCTGTCAGCGTGTGAGTTTCGCTCCGCAGATATTTGTTTGTGTCGTTATCGTATATGTAAATCCAGACAGTCTCTTCTAATGTAGCCATAAGATCACCCAAATACCGCCACGCCGATGGGGCTGTTTACACCATTTACTGTTTTGAATACGCCAGAGTCCGTAACATATAGCGAATTCTGCCCAGCCGTCATACGGACGCCCTTCTCTGTAACGATAATGTAATGGCCACCGAGGTCTAAGTTTGTACGTCCGCCATAGGCCATAACGATACCGTTCGTAGAAGAAACGCCATTGTTGCCGCTGCCCATGCCGATATAGCCGTAATCCGTTTGGCCTGTTGAATCCATCACGTGGAAATAGCCGCCTCGCAAGCCAATCTCGTTCGCTTCGATGTAGGGAGATTGCACCTTCGTGAAATCAATATAAGTCGCCTGAATGTACTCCGGGACGTTGCTACTCTCGATTTTGGTCTGTAAGTCCGCGCTTAGATCGCCAAACGTAATCGCGCCGGTCAGGTTGAGATTGTCCGCCGTGATCGTGCCGACCTTTACCAATCCGGTAATCGAGACGCCATTTTTTGAGAGCGTGATGTTCGCGCCGTTTTCAGCGGTCGTGTAAGATAGCGTCAGCCCGTTCAGATTGATGTCAACAAGGGCCTGTGCCTCGTCTCCATCGATCTTCCCGGCGACTTCAAGCGCGATCTGCTCTGTACTCTTGCGGATCTCAGAGAAGGATCTCGCGTTCATCCGTTCTTCCCTCGTCCGCGCTTGATACGGATATTCGTGATTGACCTCCGTTTCGATTGGAGCCTCAATATCTGCGCTCATAGAGACGCCCACTGTAAAGGCCGCAGAGGCCATAATAGAGGCGTTTCCATTGGGCTTGACGCTGTCCCCCAATTCAAGTGCTGGGTTGAAGAACGCCGTTCCAGCACTGTACGGAAGGTATTTTACGCCGTTCAGAACGCCACGGACGTAATTACAAATCTCCTGTGTTGCGTAAATGCAATCTGCTTGGATCTCGTATCCACTATCCCCAGCGGAATACTGAGTGTTCGAATCCGGGTAGAGCGTTACTTTGCCGATGGTGGCTGTATCTCCGAGAATGTCGCAGCTCATGACCGGCACGTCGTCCGAGTTCGTCGGAGAGGCAAGACGGATAAGTCGGAGCTTTCCTCCTTCGGTAATAACGAAGTTGCCGCCGGATGCCGCCGCGATGCCGCAGAGGACTTCACGCATTGTGTAGACCTCTGTCGGAGAATCCACCGTGTAGGGCGCGATCTGGCTTCTGGAATCCAACTCGACGCCCATCTTTCCGCAGATATAATTCACCGCAGCCGACATCACCATCGGATATGTTCCGGAGTTGTCGATGTAATCCTGCTCGGCTTTCAGCATCGCGTCGTATGCCGTAATGGTCATCCATCCATAAGCATCCGTGGAGCGCGTATCGATGTAGAACGTGCCGAACGGGAGCCAGTCTGTGGCCACATCACCGTAATCCTTCAGCCGGATATAGCACTTGATCTCCGCGGCTGTTGGGATCGTACCGTTTGGTTCGAAGACCATATCCAGCATCGCCGAAGTAGCCTGTCCGATGGTCAGCTTATCCATCATGGATTTGGTGATCCGCGCAGATTTGATCTCGCCGTATGTATAGGTTTTCCCATTGATGACCGCCTTGAAGTCAACCTGATAGTCTCCCGCAAGGATGTCATTCCATTTTGCCGGAACTGTCTGCATTACATCACCTACTGTTCAATGAGATTGAATGTCGTACCAGTCCAATACGTTTCTCCGCCCATAACGATCTGCGTTGTGCTCTCCACGGACGAGCCGTAAAATTTCTTCGTCACGACCCCGTCGATGGGGTCAAGATATGTGACGGAAATAAAAGACGGCTTCAACGCAGCGTTCAGCTCCATGAGCTTTTGCGTTGTCAGCCGTTTTGTCGTGATTGAGAGCTTCGCCTTGATTGCAATTCGCGTCCGGTGCATAATGCCGTCGAGCGTTCGCCCGGTCTGGTCGCTGTCTAGGTCGTTTCTCGACCATTTCAAAGCCCCTTCCGGGAGAATGTCGGTAAAGTCCTTCCCGTCAATTTTGAATACTGCTACCATGCGTCACCTCACTGTCAGCGGCGCCCCGGACGCTCTGGACGCATTGGAAAGGCTTCTCTGCGTGACCTTTGCGAACTGGACACTATCGACCATCATAACCTTGCCCTCACGAATCGCCGAGAGAATTTCCCGAAGCAGTTCATTGCTGGCGCTCGTCTGCGTTTCCTCCCTGACGATCTGACGGATCAGGTTTTCCGGTGCCTCAATGTTGTTCCCACTCGCCTGGTCGCCCAGAACGGCCATAAATTCCCGGTTCGGCGGGATGACCGCGCCCTGTGCAAGAGCCGGGACGCGCAAACTCGAAGATTTCGCACTAACTCCTCCGCCGCCAAATCCAGAACCCGGTTTTGAGATCGCAGAAGTTTTCCCTCTCTTTGCGTAAAATCCGCCGCGCGTTGGAACTCTGTCTGTTGTGATGTCGCCCCAGTGAATGGCAAGGCCAAGCGTGATGCCGACGACACCGCCAACGATTCCACCAACAACACCGCCGATCGCTGCGCCGATCAAAGCTCCGATGATGCCGAGCATTACCGTTTTCAAGATGGCTGCCGCTTTTGTCTTTGCAGAACCATCGATAGAATTGTCAAACTGAACAGCAGCGATTGAAATGCCAAGTCCAACCACGAGGCCAATCACGCCGCCAACAAATCCGCCGAAGATCGTACCGATAACGAATCCGAGAAGTGCAAGAACAGCTGTTGTAAACAAAATTTTGTCGTTGCTTGGATTGTCGAGCTTTCTAATCCAGTTGAGGGCCTTAATGCTGATTGCAGCTCCGACCACAAGCCCGATAACACCACCGGCAAACCCGCCAAAGATCGATCCAATAACGGCTCCGAGGATTGCGGTCATTACAGTCAAGAATGTGTCCTGACTATTCCATCCCTCAAATTTGCCGTCTATAAAATCAAGGGAAACAAGGCCGATGCTTAATCCGAGCAAAAGGCCGAGCATCGCACCCTTCAGACCGCCGAACTTCGCACCGAGCACAGCCCCCAGAATTGATGTCAGCGCAACAATGGCAAGCCGTTTATATTTCTCCGGATTGCTTGTCTTATCCAGTAGCGTACACCCAATCAGGCCGATTGCGGCGCCAAGAAGCAGACCAATGACAGCTCCGTGCAGGCCTCCAAACATACCCCCAAGAACCGCGCCGAGAATACCAGAGAGTGCAATGATCCACGCATCTTTATTGTGCAGGATGTTTCCTCTGTCCCAATCGAATTTGAGATCTTTGATCTTGATCTGCAAATCCGCAGCGAGGTTTTTCAGCCAGTTTGGGAGATTCTTCAGGAAAGATGTCTCATCGAAATCGAAACTGGCGTCCGTAGAGCTTCCACCGCCTCCACCAGAAGATGTCTCCTGAACAAGCTGGTTGATCTCGTCAAATGCCGCAAGCTGTTTCTTTGCTTCATTGGCCGCAGCGCCGACGCCGCCGAGTGCCTTTGTCTCCTTGTTGAGATTTTTCGCCGCTTCTTTGGACTGCGAAATGGTCTTTCCGAAAATCCAGGAAACAAGCATCGCCAGAGCCGTCACGACCTTTGTCACGATATTTACAAGGGCAGTAAAGGCCGGAATAATGACTTCGACGATTGGCTGCGCAAGGGTTAGAAGAGCACCTTTGAGCTGTGCGATAGATGCTGCCGCCTCGCTATTGCTCTGGATGACATTCCCGAGCCACGTTCTAAATGAGCGGAACGCAGAAGTCAGAACAGAAAAGAGAAATACCCGTCTAAATAGATTCTTGATTCGATTCCCGATTTTCTCCACACTCATCCCAACTCGTTCAACAGAATCCTGCATTTTTGTGCTTTTCCCATTGGCCTTATCGATCTGCTCTGAAATCTCGCTATAATGCTCCTTTTCATCGGAAAGTCTCGCCGTGGCATTTTTGATTTTCTGATCATAGCTGTCTACACGGCTGTTTATTTTGTTCCATTCAGACTGCAAGCCGTTCACAAGCGTTTTCTGTTCTGCGATTGTTTCTTTGCTATAAACACCCTTCGCAGCACTCTGCATCTCATAGAGCTTTTGTTTTGCGGCGTCGAGCTGTGCGCCCATCTCCTTTGCCTGTTCTGCCAGCGCATTTCTGCCGCTGCCCATCTCAGAAATACTCTTTTCGAGTGAATTGATCTTCTTTAAGGTGCTTTGGAGTTCCTTTTCGAGCTGCTTATTGTCAAGTGCCGTGCTGAATGTGATTGTTCCATCTGTCATGTGTTCACCTTCTCTCTGCTATTACCCGGCGCCCCACTGTTTCAGGAAATCTTTCTCCGCATCGGAATAAACCTTCCTAAAATCAACCAGTTCTTGGTTTTTGCGGTACCATTCCGCATCCTCTTTATCGAGTTTCTTTCCCCGCGCCTTTTTATCGCGGATTCTGACGATTTGAGCGAAAGTACACTCAGAGCCGATTTCGTTATAGGCAGAAATAAACGTCCACCAATGGAGTCCGCCGGTGTTGTGTTCTGCGTCATAAGGAATCCCGCGAATATCCGTTCCAAGCACACGGTTCACCGACGATGTGATGTAAGGAAAATCCTGCTCCCAGTCAACCAGTTTCGGCTTTTTCTGCTTGTCTACAGGCTCACCGCATCGAATAAACCAGAAGCAGCGTTCAACAAGATCCTCGATTGCTGGATATTTTCCCTGAAGGTCTGGATAGAACATCTCGACAATGCATACCTTTTTTTCATAATCGCTGAGTTCACGGTCATCCAAGACAGAGCAAATATCGAAGATCACGCGGAAATCCGTTCTGATTTCGTATGAAGTGCCGTCAATCTCAACGGATGTCGGAAGGGTGTAATTCATCGGTTATATTTCTGATACTTGCCCATGTATTTTTGCAGACGCGGGTTTGTCGTAGCATACTCTTTCTCGGACGCATTGTCGACCGTTTCAATCACGCTCAAAATGAAGTTGCACCAGATCGGACAGCCACCAGCAAACGCATAAACATTGCAGTCTCCGAATACATCCTTACAGAAATTCTCACCGAAGATCTGATCAATTGTTTCGCGCATCTCCGCATCGCGTTTTCTTGCGATTTGGAAAAGCTCTGCGCCCTTCGCCGCGCTGGCTTCGTGCTCATACTCCGACTGTTTCTTATCCAGCGTGTCAAACGCATTAAATAGCTTTTCGACAAATGCACTGTCGGTCGGATTGAACGTGATCTCCCGGACGCCGTTTACGCAGTATGTCTTTAAGCCATTGTCAAAATTCAGGTTTTCCATAGTTTCCTCCAAATAAAATAGGGGGCATTGCGCCCCCTTTATTAAGTGTCTGCCGTGAATGTTACCACGCCAGCAGCAACGGTCGCCGTGCCGGTTGTGCGCGTACCGCCGTAGGTAACGTCGATTGGCATGCCAATCGTGGAGCTGCCGCCAAGACCGGACGGCTTCACCATGCAGCTCGAATAACGCTCCGCAAATACCTTGCCGGACGTGCCAGCGTATGTATGCACGATGAGCATATCGAGGTTACACAGCTTCGCCGCGTTCTGCTCCTTGACCGCAAGGTTCCAGATTTTGAGCTGCGCCGCGTCACCCGCATCCAATTCGCACGGATCAAAAGTCTGCGTCATGATCGGCGTTTTCATCGTCGAATAGGTGTTGCCAAGAATGTCATTCTTGGATTCGTCCTGCCAGTCGTATTCAACGGAGCTGTCCTCGACGCGCTTGCCAATCGCAGACCATACCGGAGTGCTGGCTTCGCCGGTGTTCAGGTACGCGATCATCATTTTTCTCTCAATGGTCGCGCCGGAATCAGTCAGAAAAGTCATGTCTGCCATTCGTTTTTCACCTCATATTCTTTTATAAATTGCACGGAGATCTGCACCATATAGGTTGCAGTCCCTTCCTCGTCTGCCGCGTAGAGCATCCCGTTCTGCGCGGTGATTTTTTCCTTACACGGAACGTCGCCAAATACCGGCGCTTTCCGTATCGCAGACTGTTCTTGTACCCACTCTTGGAGCGCGGACACCCAATCTGCGTTGATCTTTGCGGATGCTTCTTCGCCGGGTGCTTTTTCAAACACATAGTACAGTCCGAAGTTGTATTGATTCGTGACTGTCACGTTTCCCATAATGTCAGACGCCCTGCTGACCTCCACAAGACCATTAGGGAAGATACCACCATTGGATGGTACCTTATCCGTATAGTCGATCTGAAAGTCCGTCAGGGCGTCATATTGCGGGAACGTGGCAAGCCAGTTTTTCATTTTATCCAGTGCCGTCAATGTATCTCTGCACCTCCTGAATCATCTGGCTTTTCTCTTTGGCGAGAAGCGCCCTATCCCAAAATGGGCCAGCGTCCGGGTTCTTCGTCTTGTCGTACTCCAAATCCCGATCCGTAACACGAAGAACTGTTCCTTTCTTGTACCGATACCCGACATTGGGGATGTAAGCTGGTCCTTTCCCTGTAACGGAATTGACCATCACTTTCCCGTAATACTGATACCGAGCATAAGGGGCATTGACTTCGATCTCGGTCGGAGATTTCACGAACTTTAGCTTCGTAGCGAGCGCGCCGGACTGAAACGGCATATAGCGTGTCATACGGCTACTGATCATGTTGGTCACATAGAGCTGCACCCGGCCATTGCTATCCAATCCGTGATTCTTCAAGATCTGTTGGATCGGCTGCATCTCGACCTTTATCCGTGTGCTCATCCGCCCGCCTCCACATGGACCATTTGGCCGTTCCAGTATTTCGGGTCAACGTACTTCACCACGACAAGGCCGGGAACCTTCGTCGGGATCAGAGACGCCCATTTCGTGGCTTCCTCGCCCACGCCGAGCAGAACCTTATCTTCGGGAAACACGCACTGCTCCGAACATGGAATGACCAGCAGGAAAGAATTTGTTTCTTTGCTGCCGGTCTTGTCCACATTTTCAGTTTTCTTGAAGTCCAGAAACGCCCTGTCATACACAGTCCGCGTGACTGCGTCCCCACGCTTGTGATAGACCGTGACGGTCTGGTTGCACAGGCTGTAGTCAACCGGGTTGCGCTTTGATACTCTCAGCATGACACACCTCGGTAAATGTCCAGATACCGCGACGCCGCCTTGTATAGCTGCCGATCCTGCCCCTTTTCGGACAGGTCAACGCCAAGAGCCGTAGGCGATCCATAGCTCACAGACACACTCCCGATGCTGGCAGAGGAAACCGCGCTGCCGTCTCCGGATAGCATTGTTTCGATTGCAGATAGCGCATCGACCATCGCGCAGATTGCCATATCCCGTGCCCCTTCTTCTGGCTCCGTCACGGTGTAGATCCGTTCATACCGGCAAAGCTGCTCGTCAGCGCGAGCAGCCAGTCGGGGGAACGATTCTTCGTCAACGACGTCGCCCATGTATTCAGACAGGTAAAATGCGTAGTTCGGCATGGGCGTCACCTCCGTTATCAGCCGCCAGTCTTAGGCTTCATGACGATGCCGTTCAGAGACGCCGCTTTCAGCGTGTTCTTCAGAACAGCACCGGCCACAAGCTCCACTTCGCCGGTTTTCACCGCGCCCGGAGCGTTCATGTCCGGCATATACGAATTGATGATTCCGGTTCCGGTCGGGGAAATACCGTGGAATCCATCGAGCGCAAGGGACACAGCGTAGATGCTGGTCGTCCCTGCTGCGGACGCGGTCGGCGTAGACGTACCGACAACGTCGACGGAGGCGGTGCCGTTGTAATACTTGCCGAGGTCGACAAGCGGAGTGCCGCCGAACATTTCGACCACGCGGCCAAAATCATCCTTCGTGCGCTCATAGTAGCCTGCTCGACGTGCTGCCGCGCGGACTTTGAGCAGCATGTCGCCGTTCATCAGCAGCATGGAGACATCGCCGTCGATGGCGTGAACAAGCGCGTCAAGCTGGTCAATAAAGGCATTGCTGTTGCTGTCCAGCTTCGAGGAATCCGACAGGTCAATGTCTGTGGTAAACTCATTGCTAGTGCCATTCAGCAGCTTCCGGAGGCCGTCAAACGTACCGGTCAGAAAGCCGGTTCCGCTGGATGCGGACGAGCCATTGATGACGAGGTTGTGGAAATAGTTCGCCGTCGCCTTGATCTTCTGCTGTGCCTGGAACGCCATTTCGTCAACAGCGCCAGAGGTGTTCTGAAGAACACGGTCGACCTGGAACGAACCGCCCATGATCACGGCCTTCGCGGTCTTTTCCTCGCGTTTCGCTTCACCGGCGGTGTACTCGGTGTTGATCGCACGGACGGCGGCAGTGGACGGAGTCTTGAGCTGAATATAACCATAGGTTAGCGTGGAACCACCGGTGCCCGGAGAAATGACATTGTCAAACGTCATTCTGTCGAGCAGGAGAGACGATCTACGGAATTCGTCAATGATCTGCTGATCTACCTTGTCGGCCATGCCGACCTTTGCTTCTGCGAGAGTAATAGGCATAATTTAATCCCTTTCTTTCATTTCGTATTTGCGTAACGCGCCTGCATCGCGCTTCGCAAGTCATTTGGTTCCCCAGCAGGCGGGTTTTTCCCGGCTCCGTTACTATACGGAGGGGGCGTCTGTGTCTCAAAGAGATAGCTGTTGTCCTTCTTCAAGGCTTCCAGCGCCGCTTTGATGTCCGCTTCCTGATTTTTGCTTGTTCTCAATGCTTCGACGTCGAGCAGCGCGGAAATGGCTTTCGCGTTCCGGCCCTTTGCGGCCGTGATCGCGTCCTTGACGCGGCCATCAAAGGCCATATTGTCAAGTTTCGCTTGCCACTCCTTATCTTTGTCCGAGAGCTGGCCTTTCAGTGTGTCGATCTTCCCCTGGAGGTCTTTCACATCCACACCGTCAAAAGCTTTTAGGCCATCCTCTGCGGTTTTCAGTCGCTCCTTGATCGCTTCATAGTCCGCAAACGGCTTTTTGGCAGCTTCGATGTCTTTGCCATTCTCGTCCATGATCGCGTCAATGATCTCCTTCGGAAGCGCCTGATCGCCAACCTTGAGATTCTGCAAAAATTCACGTTTCATTGTGTGTTCCTCTCTCCGCTACGCTTTGTTGACGGGGGTCGCGTCCCCATGCGGTCGTTCGTTTTACGACATCCCGGTCAAAATTTGTATGAAAAAAGCACGGCGCAGAAGCGTCGCGCTTGAATCATTCGGTTTTGTGCATAGGAAAGGGAACTATGTTTCCATAGTTCCCTCAAGGAAAGTGGTTCTTTGGCGGGTGTGCCTGTCCCCGCATCTCTTGCTAACCCCATAAAGAGGTGTGTAGCGACACTAAATCTCTACCTCAAAGAACCGTTCTATTCTATTCAAAGTATAACAGCATTATTCGGATTTGTAAAGGATTTTCTTGTTTCTAATGTACTTTCTAAACTTCTTTTCGCTGATTTTTAAGAACGTAATAACGGAGTTCTTCTTATATTGGTCATCTCCAAACACAGCCAATCTCAAAATCAGCCTAAACCGCTCGTCATTCTCTGAGAACTCCTGCAATAACACAGCCGTATTCGGAACGGGATCTTCAAGAATATACTGTGGAGAAAACAACATTTGCGATATATACTGCGAATATCGTTCAAAATCATTTGGATGGTGCTCACGAATATGCTCAATGCGCTCGTCTGTGATTACGACTTCATCCGTTCTAATTTGTTTTGATACCACGCTATATTTTTCAGTGTCAATCCGTCCAATTTGGTGAACCGTTGCCTCATCGCCCCTGCCGTTTTGTACATCCATTGTAACAGATTTTGACGAAACATCAACAGTATTTGCAATTTTCGTAAATCCATGCTTTGCAGAAAAACCGACCACCTCCGCCCGCGCATCCTGTGTCCGAAGTCCAGCGGCTTTAGAGAATCGCCGGTATTCCTGATTGAGAACTTGCAGCTTGATTTGATCCTGCTGCTTTTTCTCCTGATCTCCGGTTGCTTCATCCGCAAGGATTCGCCGCTTCTGGCGGCGCATGGAGGCTTCTAAGCGGCGCTGCCGCTGGGTGGCCTCATACATGGTGTAGTGCTTTCCGGCGTAGTCAATGCCGCGCTCGTTGTCCAGGCGATACTTTTCAAGTTCTTCCTTCGTGTATTGCGGAGGTGTGGCGCCGAGGATAATAGGAAATGCAGCGTGGCCGCAGTTCAGCGTGCCAATGCGGCGGACAAGGCTGTTGTTGAGCGTTTCATATTCCTCGTCGCTATACTGATTGCCCTGAATCGGTTCGTGGTCAGGTGCGCTGGCCGCGTGGGCGCTGATTTCCCATCCATTTGCACCGAGGTCATCATGCGTCTGCTTGGAAATCTGCTCCTGCATCAGGCCAAGACCGCCCATCACAGAACGCCGCACAGCCGCTTCCAGACTTGTGTGGATGCCAGACTGATAATCAATCGTCTGGATGCCTTTCTCCGCGAGATTCTTCACTGCAAGCCTGACGGCGGTGTTATAATCCGCTGCTCCGGTTGCAACCTGAGAAAACGCGAAATCCATGCTGTTTCTATATGCCTGTTGCAAAGGAAGTGCCCGCCCATACGGGTCAACCATGCCGATTGTTTGCGTGATATTCGTGAAGTCATCCTGTGCCAGCTTCACCGCGGCAGACACGATCTCCTGCAACACATGATTCTCTGCAAATGGAATCGCATCCGCAGTTGGGAGTGCTTTAAGATCAAACCGATAACCAGCCTCTGCGCTCTGTTTCAGGAGCTTTTTGATCTCGTCATTTGAGACACCAAGCAGCTTTTTCAGGCGCTTTTTGATCTCGACCTGACTAAGTCCCATCTGCTGCGCTGCCCATATCTGATATTGTGCTGTGGATGTGAACTGTCCGGCCTTTGCAATCCGCTCTGCGATGTCTCGGATGAGATAATCGTTGATCGGGTCTGTCAGCTGTCCGGCATAGTCCCGAAGCGCTGCGATCTGTTCAGCGGTAAGCATTATTCTTCGACCTCTTCAACCTCCGGCATGTACTCTTTGCGGATCTTCGCCCGATCCGCCTCAGTGTCACACGGGAGGTTGTAGTACCAGCCGAGATAACGTTCCGGGGCCAGCAAGCCAGCCTGAACCTGAGACATCATCTCGGAGTTGGTCTTGTCCTCGTCGTAGAGAATACCATTTCCATACGAAATCGAAATATCGTCCGGCTCAATCGGAGCGCCGCTGTAAAGGCCGTACATCTTTCCAACGATGCAGCAGATGCGCAGCGTCTCATTTACCGCAGCCGTCCACATCTCCTGTAAATCCTTAATCGTAAGGTTGTAGTCGCCAGCGCTGGATGTGATCTCAGTTGCTGTTCTCTCTGCGACCTCGACTTCAGAGAGGATACCGCGCTTCATGCCGATGATGTTCTCGATGTTTCTGAGATATTCTGTCTTTCTCGCAAGGAATGACTGTTCCCGGAACTCCGGGGAGAAAATCGTGATACCAACGCTGTCCGGATCATCGTCCAGCGCGGTAAACACCTTATCATCAAAAGCTCTATTGCCGTTACGGTCGCGCTTCATCATGTCGGCCGACACAATGATCCGAGACTGTCCTCGTTCGAACTCGCCGTTGATCTGCGCCTCGTTGATGTTGATAAGATGGATCAATCCAGCAGCCGGAGCATACACCGACGCTCCATCAGGAGAGCCATCCACGCAATTCACAAGCGGGATTCTCACATGAACCAAGCCAGTGGAATAAACCGGCTCCTGATACACGATTTCCGGCATAAGCTGTTCATACTTCGGCAGCTCCGATAGCGGGACTTCAACACCGAGCGTCACATTGTCGGACGCCTTAAACAGTTTGTTTTCGATTCTCAGATATCCGTTGTGGTCAACAGAGCGGCGTTCCAAAAGCGTGTAGGTGTATCTCCCGACAACCGTCTTTTCCGCTGTCCCAACGTCTGCGATATTGTCCATTTCATCCCGGCCAAGCACAACATAATTGCGCCGGTCGATGGTTCGGAACGCAAACATGCCGTTTACAATGATCGGTTTGATAAAGCACTCGCCGCCGACCATTGCTTTCTGTACAGCCTGTTTCCGCTCCCGGTTCAGCGCAGAAAGGAGCGTTTCCGCAAACTCATCGGAAGCGTCCGTCTCATATTCGGAGAACATAGTTTTTGACAACTTTGATACGATTGTGACAGGGAGCCGCTGGCATGGATCTTCGCCTTCTACCGGCACACTCTGATAATACAGATTGAACCAGTCATTGATTGCGCCCCTCATGGCATTGGTCGTTGTATCCTCTACACCGAACGCCTGTGCAAAGTTATATACGCGATTATCAAAAAGCGCAGCCGCAATGCTCATCTATCCGTCACCTCATTCCGAATCGTGATTTTCTGGTATCGCAAGGCTGATTCCAACCCGTCAATGTAAGCGTTAAGCCGGTCATTCTTCGCCTGAAGCTCTGCGATCTTATTTGCAAGCCGCTTGTTTTCTTCAAGCATCTCGTTCCGGCAATATGTAGGAAGGAACTTTTCAATCAGCCATCTCTTGAACTTCTTCATCTTCTCTCCTGTCGAGCTTGTAATATCTCCGCAATACTGTATTGCACATGTAGCGTGTGTCATCCATCGCGTGATCTGACTCTTTTATGACCTGGTCGCTGTTTTTCTCATCGTCCCAGCGATACAGGCCAAATTCCCGAATTGCGTCTTTGCAGCTCCGATGTACTTTCAGTTTTCCATTCTTTAGAAGCCGCCCAGTGACACGAATACCGTCAAGTACATCGTTATTCGCCTTTCTTACAGAAAATCCAGAGCGGCGGCGCAGTGCCGTAATAAAAGATGCTGCGGACGGGTCAACGACTATCGCCCGGATATATCGATCTCCGGCCAGTTTTTCAACCTCATTGCAGTATTCCTCGTCGGTCTTTTGCACCTTCATGTCGCGTCCGCTGTAATAATATTCCGCAATGCGAACCGCTTTATCTTCATTCACACACCACAGGCCAGCAGAAAACGGGTTGAGCGTGCCATAGTCAATGCTGATGTAATACTCTCCACTTTCCGGAATCTCATCTGTGATATTATCTTCTCCGAACTGATAGACAAGGCCTTCTGCAACCACCCACAGGCCGCGAATATAGCGGTCATAGAACACGCCGGAGAACATGGTTTCATAGCGAGTAAGGGTCTTTTCACTCAGGCTCGGATTGTCCCGCATCTCAAAATGGAGGTATAGCGTGTTCCGCTCTTTGTGTCGGAGAATCCATTCGAGATAAAACCAATGCTGTGGACTTTCCGGGTTGCAGGAAAACCACACTTTAGCTCCGTCCACGGAGCATCGTGTCAATGCCTGTTCCACAAAGGAGCGCGGCATGAGGGCGACTTCGTCCAGAATCACGCCCGCCAGAGTGCGTCCCTGAATCAGAGCATAGCTGCTTTCATCCTTGCCGCCAAACACTTCAAAATAGTTCGTGGTATATCCGCGCCGGACTTCCAGCACCTTATCAGCTCTCCTCCAACGCATGGTATATCGCTCTTTGGCGTAGCTCATGGAGATATAGGGGACGACGATATTTTTCACAGCCGAATCGACCGTCTTGCCGCAGACGCCAAATCGCTGCCCACTGAATTCCCGCATCGCCCAGTCGACAAATGCAACCATCATGATTGAGGTTTTGCCAGAGCGGACGGCCCCATCGCAGATGATTGCATCGTACTGAGAGTATGGAAACGCCAATATCTTTCGCTGCTTTGAACTAATCATCGCTTTCAAGTCCTTCTGCCATCTCGCGCAGGCTTCTGCTCAAATCATCCTCTCTGGTGGATTCTGCCCGGCCGCCGCTAATCAGTGCCCACTTGTCAATCAGAGTACCAAGCGCCGTAGTGATCTGTGCTGGCGTTGCCGTAGCCAATTTCTCAGGATCATTTAATGCCAAAAGGCCTTTACCAATGATTTCACAGACGATGTCCTTCTTGCTATCCATGTAAGCAAGGACATCCGCCGCGTTCTCTTCTTTTTTATCTGTGACCTTTTGTGCAAAATCATCGTCATTTCTTAATGTCCGCTGAATCGTGGTTGTGGAAACTTTATATTTCTTCGCAAGCTGGCGAATCGTCAGACCATCCGTTCTATCTGCGATGATTTTCTTTCGTTGCAGGTCTGTCAGTTTTGCCATAGCGGTTTCCTTCCTTCAGGATTATTTCATGCCCATACTTTCCACATATATCACACGGCTCCTTAAATCTGTTCTCTGTCCGTATAACAGAATAGCCAGCAGATATATAATCCTGCTGGCATCTATAACACAGTGTCCGAATATCTCTCATATCAAAGGTTGAGAGCTACGGAGTGCGGTTTCCGTAGCTCTCATGATGGAGGAATGAATCATCTGTTTGTTTTGGCATTATAATCATAAACCATATCTGATAGGACATTCAAGGACATACTAGGACACGTTTTCTCAAATCAACAGGTTTTCATCCACTTTCCGAAGCGCAATACCATGCAGCCGCGTGACTTGCCTGTACGAATAATTCAGGCTGTCTGCAATTTGTTGAAAATTCCATCCACGAATGTACCGGCGGCGTAGGATTCTTTTGAGTTCGATTTCATCCACCGAAGCAACCGCTTGTTCGATGCTGTGCTTCAAGCCCTCCATGCGCTCCAATCGCTCTGCACAACTATCTTTGATCTCAAGAATCTTCGCAACCACGCTGTTCAGTTTATCTGAGGAACCGCCCCCAGGCGTGCCGCTATAACTCGCCGTTACCTTTCCAGCGATTGTATACCATTCTTCAAGGTCATGCAGAAGATCTTCAATTTCATCGCAGATATAGAGATACTGGGAAAGATACTGCTTTTTCTCTTGACTTGTCACTTAATCGCCTCCGCTCTCCAGACATTCCTCGCACGGCAGCGGCCCGTTCTCATCCGAATCCAGAAACCGTTCGTAGAGATCGCACCACCACGCGATGCAGAATTCACAGCTATTACAGTTCTTCATCACTGTCACCATCCAAGATTCCTTTGATTACATCCGCGTTGGCCTTGATAATGTCCATTACAACGTCACTCAAGATATTCGCCGCAAACACAGCTTTGTCTTGCCCTGTTGCGTTGTAATACCCCGTCTTCGTTGTCCCATCTTCTGCGGTAGCAACAATGCAAATTGAAGAGGGCTTGAATTCCAACACAGTTTTCAGAGATTCTTCCAGCCACGCGGAATATTCCTGTTTTGTAATATCTTCCATTATCTCCCCGTGCTCCCGAACCCACCGGTTCCTCGCTCGGTTTCTTCCAAAGAATCCACCACTTCCAGCTCCGGCAGCAGACAGGGCAGGATCACAAGCTGAGAGATTTTATCGCCCTTGCGCACCCTGTACGGCTTGTCCGAATGGTTGTAAAGCTTGACCATGATGCTCCCTGTGTAACCGACATCTATTACCCCTTCGCTGGTAATTCCGCTCTTGACGTTCAGGCCGCTCTTGCTCTTGAGAAAACCGACCGTGTTTTTTGGAAGCTGGATATGTACCCCGGTGTCAAACAGCTCACTTTCTCTCGGGTAAATGTACACATCATTGTAAGCCGAATAAAGGTCGAGCCCCGCGTCGAACTCATGCGCCCGTGTCGGCATGATCGCCCACGGCTCCAAAACAATTTTCATAGCAGTTTTTCAATTCCTTTCTGACCGCGTAGAGCTTGATTTCCAGCTCCGTGATTTTCTCCTTGATCTCCTTGTATTCCTTCTCGTCGACCTCCGCAACAGAGATCACCTTGTGGCATTTCCGGCATTCGTACCGTCTCCGTTGCAGTATGCCGTTCTTTTTGTAAGGCCGGACTTCCAGCGAGTAAAACTTTCCGCCACAGCTGCATATCATCTGTCCCACCAGTCCTTTATCAGCTCGTTCCGCTCAAAGAACGGCTGGAAGTACCCGCCGCAGACCTTTTGCAGCACATAGTCGATTCTCGCAATCGAAACGGCGGCAGAATACGAAACTGCGTGGTTTACCCAGTTATATGCGGCTCCGCACGAGTCGCAAGAAAAGTAAACGTTATACGCCATCCTTCTTGCCCTCCTCCGTCGGTTTTAGCCATTCGCGAATACGCTTCCCGCATGAGCAGCAAAGCTCGATTTCTCCCGTTGGATCGCGATAGGCGCCCCTTACGTTTACATACGTTGCCGAACTCGTGGGGTTTATTTCGGCTCCGCATCGGTCGCAGATTCTTTTTACCATCATTTTCCCTCCATTTCCGCCAGCGCCTTTTCAGCTTCTTCTCTCGTCAAAAAGACGGTTTTGCCAAATCCATTTAGCGCTACGCCATACTTCCGCCCTCTGGCGCCTATTGGCTCAAGGCCAACAAATCCGATCTCATTACCGAGGCCGATCTGCTTTATCTCGCACTCGCTTATATGCTTATCCGTGTCCAGCAGGGCAAACACCCGCTGACCCACCTTGCACGGCAGGACAATCACTCGCCCCTCCTGATCGGCCACGGCCAGCTCCCGCAGGCGCATCAGCGTCATGCCGTCGCCCAGTCTCAAAATTGCGTGCAGATTTGCTGCATCCTCCGGGGATAGTCTGCTGTCCTCATAGGCTGCGAGACGGTCAACAAAATCTGCCTGGTACTGCACTCCGCTGAAATTTACCCGCCAGTATCCGTCTTTGAAATAAGTCAGTCGTTCCATCGCTCCACCTCCTCCTTCAACTCGTCATACAGTTCGCTGAACCGCTTGTTCCACTTCCTTAGCCCGAAGAAACAGTACACGCCCAATACGATCCACAGCCCGCTGGCGAAGTTTTGCAACAGATTTTCCATCACTCCACCTCCTTCGGCGCTTCCGGCAGCGGCATCCAGTGGGTAATCAATTTCTGCGGTACGTCCCAATTATCGCACGTCCATCCGTCGCTCGGGATGTATCTGGCCATATCTACAATCGAGCCGCCCGCATCCCGAAAAGCAACGAGATATTTTTTGAGATGGTCTATTGGCAGTCTTTCCTTCACACTGATCCACTTCGGTAATTTCTCCCGCAGCGCGGCCAGCTCCTTCTGGTCGCGCTCGATCTGGTCAATGCAATGCTTGAATAGCACACCGATGCAGGTCGATTCATCCTTTTGCAACTCTACCGGGCACGTTTTGCACGGATAATCGTTGCTGCAATGCCGCAGCGCCTTGACCAGTTCTTCAGGTTTCAAATTCATATCAAATCCTCCCTCTGCAATTCTTCCGCCAATGCCTTGAAAATCGGATATGCCTGCTGCGGCACTACCGCGTTTCCGAG